GAAGCTGCGGTACAACCAATATTAAATTTACCTACAGGAGCAAATTCATTAGGAACAGTAATCTGCATCCAAATATCAGGCTGTTCAGTTAATTGAGGTTGGTCATGTAAATGTTTTGTTAAAAAACTCCATTCAGGATTATCTTTAATAAATCCCCAAGGTGTATTACCCCAACGTTGTGATAATAATTTAACATCATATTTATCTAGTTCTATAATCGCTTTAATTAAATCTCTAGAACGGGCTCCATAACCGCTATAAGTGTCGAATGGAGCGCTTATATAAAACGTATTTTTACTCATATTAATAAATTAATTTGTGATTTAGAACTGGTTTTTTATAGGTTGTAGTATTAATGAATTCAAAATTTTCTCTTGGTTTCCAAGTAGCAAATAATTCATCTACACCTTCAATTACTCTTTCAGCTTGATGTTTTTGAGTAAAACCTGCTTCATCAGATAAAGCCCATTCTCTACCTTTTAATCCTCTCGCTTTACGTTCTTCTTTAGATAGATTATAAATCTCCATAATACGTTCATAAGCATCTTCCCAATTACATCTATCATCAAAGATATAAGGTGTTGGAACTGAACCTACTAATGAACGGTTAGTCGGATAGACTGGGAAGGCCCAGTCACCATGTTTCTTATAAGTGCCTCTATGGTTTGAAGGAAAATCAGCATTAAAATCAATCCAAGTACCATCTTCAAATTCAAAACGCATTTGGTCTTGCATACCACCTGTTACATTAGCGATAATTGGATTACCAACTAAAAGTGCTTCTGTAAGTGATAGACCCCAACCTTCATTTGATGTTAATAAAATTTGAACATCAGACATATTATGAAGGTAATTCATTTGTTTAGGCCCGTATCTACCTTCAGTAAAGATAATATTACAATATTCAGGGCAAAGTGTTTCAATTACAGCAAATAAATCAGTTCCATTCTCATCAATAGGTTGAGTATGAAGTAATAGAGCTACTTTTTCTCTTTTTTCAGGAGTTAGATTTTCAACAAACTCTCTAAAGGCTAAAATTGTATCAGGTACTTGTTTACGACGAATGTTTCTAGAGTTAAAAAATACTACATAATCATATTCTTTTCCTTTAAATAGATTCTTTTTAAAATCCTGAAATTCTTTATCTTGTTCTTTATTCTTAATAGGAAAAAATAAATCAGGATTTAGTCCATGAGGAACATATTTAATAATTCTACTCTTAGCCTTATCATCTAAAACAAGCTTATTAATATTAACAGTTTGTTTTGAAATACCTAACAAAGCATCACATGATTCATAGAATGCTTTATTATACATTGGTGCTGGATAATCATCCCAAATGTTAAGATAGACGATAGGAATTTGTTTACGGATTTCGTTTTCAATCTGGAATAACCAGGCCCAGTAACGTGGATCTGTAATTAAGAAAATAGCGTCTGGCTTTTCAATGTTAAGTAAATTTCTTAGATAAGCAGTATCACCATAACCGTTTGTAGGATATAATATAACTTCTGAGTCATCTATACCCGCATTTTGGTTAGTGTCTTGACTTAAATCTAATCTCTTACCAGCATCTGGGTGTTGAATAGCACCTCCAACATTTACCCAATTGTATCTATGGGCTGTGCCTATTACTATTTCCTTACCTACTGTACCAATACCTGAGGGCATTCTAATATCATCACACATCAAAAGAATTTTCTTCCTTTGATCCTTTGGTAAATAACCTTCTTTCATAAACTATTAAATATCTAAATCGTTGTGGCTGTGGATTTGTTTTCTAAAATTATCATCGGTAAGATATAAATGAATCGCTCGGTCTGCAAGCTTTTGAAATGAAAATTTATGTCTTACACAAGATACTTTAAATTCATCAAACAAATCAGTTTGTATTTTTACACTTGTAAGTGTCATATCCTTTTTACTCATAACAGTGTTTTTATATTGTCATATATAAATATCTCAAAATATACTAAGATACATTTTTATCACATAAATCCTTTCTATCTTTGAAAGGGCAGTACTGACAATTTTGTTTAGAAGGATTTTTTAACATATATCCTTGTCTATGTTTCCCCTCATTATCAAAAGCCATTTCAATAAATTCTTCAAAATGTTTAGTGGCTTTATTTAATTTAATTTTTCCAGAAGCCGGAACATGGATTTGAACTCTTGGGTCTGGGAAGTCAGGGTTACCATGTAATTTTCTTTTTACAATAAAATATTCTACATCAATATTATCAACTGGGAAGTTGAATTGTTCTGAGAAGAATTTCTTGTAAAGAATAACTTGAGAATTTTTAACCTCATCTGTTTTTTCTTTATCTTTCCATCCACGAGTGGAGGTTTTAATGTCGATAATTTTTATTTTATTAAGCGTTTCATTGTATAAGACAACATCGATATATCCCTTATATAGTATGTTATTATAGGCCGGACTAGACGGAAGTAAAATAGGTACCTCAATACCTACTAACCACCAACTACGTTTACCAAAATATTTTCCTTTATTTCTTTTAAACCATTGAAGAATACCTATTCCGTCTTCATAAAATTCACCTAACTCAGCTGAGTTAGAAAAGTGAGTATTATTATTTTTCTTGTAATCTTCTTTATAAACTGCTCTTAAGCGTTCTTCAAAATACTCTTCTATATTAATTCTATCAGCCGCCGCAGTACTTTCATTATACATCACATTTAAATAGTTCTGCATAGTTTCATGTATAGCAGTTCCAAATGTCATATGGATTGATACCTCAGACTTATAATGCCCGTCTCGGTATTGGAGTGCCCATTTATGTGGGCAACTCTCAAATACCGAAAATTGACTAAAAGATATTGTTTTTTGATATCTATAGTCTACGTCTGGGGGCGTGAATTTTCTTACTGCCTCTATAATTAGAGGTATTTTCTTTTTAGCCAAAACTTATTTCCATTTACCTCTCATAACTAGCTGGGCTATAATCCCGTAGTTTGAAATGTCAATAAAACTATCAATTGCTGCTTCTCCGGCTACATAGTTTTTACCACCACGTTTAAGGATATTTTTTAAGCGATTGATTTTATCATTACAGCGTAACCAAATACCTGTAATTGAGAGGTTGATGTCATCTTTATCTTCAAGTGTTGAACCCAAAGCAATATTACCCAAACCATAATCCATCATTTTGCCAGCAAACAATTCATATTGTTCAGTTTGAATTTTTCTAAATTCTTCTGCTAATTCAGGATAGGTATTTTCAAAATCATTAACTGCAGAATAAGAGGCAGTACTCCAAATTGTGTTATCGTCTATACTTTTTCCAGCCATAACTAATTAATTTAATTTACAGAGTTTTTACTAATTTATCTTGCTCTTTTTGATTGACTCCCATTTCCCACAAAATATTTCGAATACCTGGTTCTCTAATTATATCAATATAGTAATCAGCTTCACCTAAACTGCATTCATAATATTTTGCTATATATTCAGCAACATATTGTGGTCTTTGTTTTTTACTTGGTTTAACATATTTCAGCCAAACTTTTTTCTTTGGGATCATTTCTCTGTAAATGGTATAAATTTGTTTTTTATTCTGTGGATTAATCTTTTGGACATAATTCACAAGTTCAACGTAATTTATATCCATAGATAAATATCTATGAACCATATAAGAATTAAATGAGTCCCATGACTCTTCGCTGAAGTCTCCGGGAGGAGTCTTTTTAACTGTTATCTCTTCTAACCAATCAAATAGTGTCATATTCGTCCTGAAGTTCCTTAGGAAGTGTTTCCTTCAAGATAGCACCTGTTTTAACATCATAAAAAATAGGAATTGGAATAAGAGCGTCTTGAGCAGTACCTACTGCAAAACGTGATGCTTTACGTAAAATAATACCTTCAGCAACTACATAGTTACCATCTGGTGTTTCTACTTTTTCTGTATTTTTAAGATCAATATTGAGCTTAAGTTCTTGATTTTGATTTTGATTCATGAGTTTTCTTTTTTATGTTTTAACCAATCTATATAGAAGCCAATTCCGACTATTATATTCATTCCAAACGATGCTATTATTTCGTAAATATCTTCATATACATTAGTAGTAAGATGAATATGTCCTACCATCCAGAAAGGTATGGAAAGATTTCCACTAATCCAAGTTAGAGTGTATAGTAGAAACTGCTTCATATTCTATGTCTTGTATTTCTCTACAAAAATGATATACATTTTCTTTTTTAAGCACTGCATCACAATGCCAATATTCTTTAAGTAAGTCAGTATCAACTGGTTTGTCTCGTTCTTTGTAAGTTCTATAAACATAAAATGAACGAGGCCCCATATGAACTATTTCCATATTGATCATAGGACTGAGATAATTTTAGCTAAGCAAGCTGTGATATTGATTTCTTTATCAT